GGAAACCTTGGGAAGATATGATCTATGTCTTACTAGAGAATGACTATTGGTGCACTTTAGATTTAGATGTGCGTGATGTAGAAGGATTGCTCGAAAGTGGCTTAACTGAAAAGCGTAGATTCATTCCACAGATTTCGGTAAAATTGCCCTATTTACAACAGCTAGGATATAATGCTACAATTAAGTTAGACGATGTAGATTTTAACGCAACCAATCCAGGTGTGTGGTGTCATAAACTTAACACCCTGTTAGATGAAAACAAATTCACTAACTGGGATCAATATGGTAAAGATGAGATTATTAAATGATACAAGCAGAACGTGAACAAATAGAACGTATTAAACTACAGGCAAAAAAGAAAATATGGGTTACTTTTACTAAAGAAGGTATCCATTGTTATCCCGATGCCGCTGTAAACCCATTACTTAAAACTGGAGATCAATATGATGTTTCGTTTCTTGCTAGTCCTCATCGTCACATTTTTCATTTCCGGGTGTCAATCGACGTGTTTCATACCGACAGAGACATCGAATTCATCCAGTTCAAACGCTGGCTTGAAGCCCTGTATGTGGGCGGTACGTTAGAATTAAATTATAAGAGTTGCGAAATGATCGCAGATGATTTGTATTTGCAAATCGCTACAAAGTATCCCAATCGCGATGTTTGGATAGAAGTATCCGAAGATGGCGAGAACGGGTGTTCCGTTGAGTACAATTGTACTCGTCCTATGCAGTCTGTCACTATTTAAGGAGAATTTTCCGTGGCAAATCCAGTTTGGCTTAAAAAGTATCTTACTATGAAGCCTGAAGTAAGACAAATCTACAACGATTTAGATGCATGGTGCAACTACTGTCGTTTCCACATGATCAAGTATGATGAGGCTGATTTATATGTTAGCCCAGCTTACAAAGAATGGCAGGAAAAACGCAAACGTCGCGAACAATGGCGTCAACAGCAAGGACATGCCCAAGGTTATCAAGGACGTAGATAGTATGACTGTCTACATCGTTGATTTAGAAGCGGTGGATACAAGGTACACGGGTCAATGGAAGACTCATGTACCCACGTTGCTTGAAGATCATGGGTACGAAGTATTTGTAATTAGCGGCCCTCATGATATTCCTAGTGCTACTACTCCTGGCGCTTTCCTTAACTTCGGTGGTACTAACATTTACAAAGCCGCACAGGTTGAGCAAATGGCTAGACTATTCACTGAAGGTCAAATTCATAAAGGTGATCACTTCATCTTTACTGATGCTTGGCATCCTGGTATTATTAACTTAAAGTACATGAGCGAGCTGTTACAGATTCCTGTAACTATACACGCATTATGGCATGCTGGCAGTTATGATCCACAGGACTTCTTAGGTCGTCTAATTGGTAATGCTCCGTGGGTTAGACATGCAGAGAAAAGTTTCTTTGCGGCGATTGATCATAACTACTTTGCCACAGACTTTCATATTAATATGTTTTGTGCTAACTTACTTAACGATGGATTATTTGAAAATCCATGGGCAGAAGAAGATAAAACAGATATGATTGCTGGTGGCAAGATTGTACGCACAGGTTGGCCTATGGAATATATGCCGAATACTATTAGTCCGTTTAAGACTGAGAAGCGTGACTTAATCTTATTCCCGCATCGTATAGCACCAGAGAAGCAGGTAGAAATCTTTAAGGATCTAGCGGCTGCATTACCACAATACGAATGGATTGTCTGTCAAGAGCAAAACCTAACTAAAGAAGCATATCATACCTTACTAGGTGAAGCTAAAATGGTGTTCAGTGCCAACCTACAAGAAACACTTGGTATTAGTATGTATGAAGGTGCGTTAGTAGGTGCTATACCTATGGTACCAAACAGACTAAGCTACGGTGAAATGTACACTGGGGATCCGTGGGCGTATCCAAGCGAATGGACTGAATCGTTTGATAGTTACTTAGCACATAAACACGAATTATGTGATAGGATCGTTCATCTGATGGATAATTATGATAATTTCAACTTCCGTCTAAATATCTTAGCACGTACCTTATCTAAGAACTTCTTCTCAGCAACTGAATTACTTAAGAACATTAGATAATGTCAGCATTTGATCCAATATACCAGTTTGAACGAGCATTAGGTCTGCTTACGGGCGCACCTTTTGTTGTTATGACAGATTCATGTACACATGCACTAGAACTGTGTCTACGTTACGACAAGGTAAAACGGTGTCGTTTTACGGCATTTACCTACCTTAGTGTGCCAATGACCATGCATAAATTAGGCATTTCGTATGGTTTAGTGCCCGATAATGAATGGGTCGGAGAATATCCTATACTTGGTACACGGATATGGGATAGTGCAAGATTACTACGTACAGGTATGTATCGTTCAGGACAGATGCAGTGTTTGAGCTTTGGCTACAGCAAGCCGCTAGAGATTGGGCGTGGTGGCGCTATCCTATTAGATGATCAACGGGTATATGAGTCCTTAATACGTCAACGTAGCGATGGTAGAGACCTAAGTATAAGTCCTTGGGAATCACAAAAAGTATTTGAAGTTGGGTATCACTATCGCCCAACTATAGAAGAAGCACAACGAGCATTAGAATTATTACCCAGTGTAGACCAAGAACCTAAATACCACGAGTATCCAGACCTACGTGAAATTATTATAAAGTCTTGACACTGCCTAAATAATCATGTTATACTAACTTATCAATTGCCAATCCACTGGCTTAACATCGGAGACACTATGTCGAAATATAAAGTAAGCGAACAACTTCGCAATAATCTAAAAGCATCAAACAAACGGTTCTGGGCAGGCGACAACATCTCAGAATACATCACAGAAGAAAACAAACAACAGTTGATTGACGAAGCAACTGAAGCATTTGAAAGTGTTTTAGATACGTTGCTTATTGATCGTGAAAACGATCCTAACAGTCACGGCACAGCAAGACGTCTTGCTAAAATGTACTTCAATGAGATCATGGCAGGTCGTTATGAACCTGCTCCCGATGCCACTGCTTTCCCAAATGATTCTGCAGATCGTTATGAAGGTATGCTAGTAGTTCGTAGTGAACTACGTAGTATGTGCAGTCATCATCACCAACCCGTTAGTGGTGTTGCTTATATTGGTATTATTGCTGCAAATAAACTTATTGGCTTATCTAAATATACACGTATTGCTCAGTGGTGCGCTCGTCGAGGCACACTTCAAGAAGAACTTGCTAATGACATTGCCAGAGAGATTATGAAGGCAACTGATGCTAATGATGTAGCAGTTTATATACAGGCTGTGCATGGTTGTTGCGAAAATAGAGGTATTATGGCACACTCTAGTTTAACACAGACTACTGTGCTAAAGGGCGCATTTAATAGAGATGCTGGTACTAAGCAAGAATTCTTTGATAATGTAAAACTCCAACAGCAGTTTGCGCCACGATAGGGAATAGTTATGAAATGGTTTGATAATTGGATTCAGCGTTGCTACAACCGTGCTCGTGAGCGTGATGAACTTATTGAAGTTGATGATTGGGATGAACCAAAACGTAGTCGTCGTGGGCGCCTTGATAAAGGAGGTCCTATTAGTTCCGGCACACGCAGAGTAGAGCATAACTATGATGATGACAGTGTTATTACTTTTAAAATCTATGGTGCCAATGGTGGTAAGATTGTAGAAACATCACGTTGGGATGAAAAGAAAGATAACGAAAGTATCAGACGTTATGTCATTGACGAGAACGCAGATATGGCAGAAAGTTTAAGTAAGATTGTTACTATGGAATATATGCGCTAATATAGTGGTTGACTTTTCTGTAAATTAGTGTATAATGTGTATACGCTTAACCCTCAAAGGATGTGTATGAAACGTACTATATTATCGTTATTGCTAGCGGCATCGGTTGGTGCTAATGCCGAAACGTTAAACTTAACTCCCTATAACACCAGCGAATATACCGCTGACACTATTGCCAAAGGCAAAACTGGTGACGATTTTCTCAAAGAGATCAATGCTAGCTCTGCATGGGCACGTGGATATACAGGTAAAGGCAGTTTAATTCTTATTATTGACAGTGGTATTAATGCTAGTCACAAAGAGTTTGCAGGTAGTATATTTGCTACTCGAAACTTTATTAACAGTAAAAGTGGCATAGTCGATGTACAAGGACACGGTACAGGACTTGCAGGTATTGCCGCAGGTAATTGGGATGGTATTGGTATGGCCGGTGTAGCACCAGATGCACAGTTAGCTATTGCCAAAGTAACAGATAATACTGCGTTTAACTTTACCCAGGCACGTAATGCAGTAAAATGGGGCGGTGAGCTTGGTGCAATTGTAGCTAACATCTCAGCAAACTATACCTATGATGCGGCATATCTTAAAAATATGTATAGGTTAAGTGACGGCGTAACCTGGGCCAACAAAGATCCGAGATACGTTGGTAGATTTTTTATGAATGAAAATCCTAACACCTGGGCCGCAGCATTAAGTCCTAACATGGTATTAGTCAACAGTGCCGGTAATAGCGGACGAGCTTATGCAGAGCAACCGGGTACGTTGGCCACAGCCACAGATGCTAATGGTAAGTTAATTCTAGGCGGTCGCGTTATTATTGCAGGTGCATGGGACGTTGATAAGGATGCTGTTGCTGGTTATAGTAACCGAGCAGGCAGTATATGTCGGAGTGTAGTTAACGGACAGTGTAAAGACCTGTATCGTGTAAGTGATTTCTACATCTTAGCGCCAGGTAATGCGTTTACAGCAAGTAAGACCGGAGATGCATATAATATACAAACAGGCACTAGCCAAGCGGCGGCTGTAGTATCTGGCAGTGTTGCAGTTATCAATCAAATGTGGCCGACTATGAAGGCTGAAAATATTGTTAAACTGTTAATGGTAACGGCTAATAAGAATATTGCAGGTTATAATAAAGAAATACACGGTCAAGGCCTACTTGACTTAGAACGTGCCACTCGACCTGTGGGTGCATTAGGCATTCCCACTACTGGCAGGGTCAATAAGATTGCATTGTCGGGCGGTTTCAGTACCAATACATCCGGCGGGTTAACAGCAATTAGCAGTAAATTAAGCAGTGTTATGGTTACTGATGATTTTGAACGTGATTACTATGTTGACATGAGCAGGGCCGCAAATGCTAAACGTGCTAGAGCTGACTTTAACCCAAATACCAAAGCTAACTTCTACGAGGAGTTTAATCCGTATAATAAGTTAAACTTTTACACAGCCAATGCTAAACTACAGTCCGGCGAATATGACTTTAAGTTCAGCGCCAACGATGTTGCGGCTTTAGGCCTAGCTGAAATTGGTAAGACTACTAAGTTAAATGACAGGGCCAAAGTGCGTGTTGGTTTTGGTATGTTAAATGAACAAAACACTTGGGTAGGCAATAGTATTAGTGGTGCATTAGGACAAGTACAGAGTAGTTTTACTACATTTTCTAACTTCACTGGACATTATGACCTAAATAAACATATGAGTGCATTTGGTAGTATTTGGCTAGGACAAACCGAAACTAATATGCAGTCTACTGGATTGATTACTAATGTAGGTGCAACTCAAAGTTATAGTTGGAACGTTGGATTAGATTGGTCGCAAGATGCACACAGCTACGGTGCTACTGTAAGTCAACCAGTTACAGTCTATCAAGGCACGGTTAATGTGGATATCCCAACTGGCTATACTGCCAACGGTACTGTTAATTACTCTAAGGAAAAAGTTAGCATTACTCCAACGGTAAATGAATACGATTTTGGTGCATACTACAAATATCGCACTGCATCATTGAACGTAATTGCCTACGGTGAACACCAAATGAATTACCTAAACCAAAGTGGTGTATCGAACAACGTAGTTGGGCTAAGTTTAGTTAAGGCATTTTAATAAGGAAATAAAGAACTATGGATATTAATAAAAAGTATTATGATTATGTACACGTTCATGAGATGGTTAATGATATCTCATTTAAAATGTATAAAGATAATTGGCGTCCAGACTACATTGTTGGTCTTACTCGTGGAGGGCTAATACCTGCTGTTATCATGAGTAATACATTAGGTATTCCTATGGAAACACTTAAGGTTAGTCTACGCGACAGTGATAACGGTCCAGAAAGTAATTTATGGATGGCAGAAGATGCATACAATGGTAAAAACATTCTTATTGTAGATGACATTAACGATACTGGTGCTACGTTAGATTGGATTACTAACGATTGGCAAAATAGCTGCCATCCATCCGATGCACACTGGTTGCAAGTTTGGGGGAATAATGTTAAAATAGCTGTATTAGTTGATAATTTGTCTAGTAAATTTAGTCGCTGTGTTGATTACTGTGCAGTATCTATCAATAAAGCAGAAAAAGATGTTTGGATTGTTTACCCTTGGGAAAGATAATGAAATTAAAAGTCAGTGAGATATTTTATAGTGCGCAAGGTGAAGGACGCTTCGTAGGTGTACCTTCAGTTTTCTTACGTACATACGGATGTAATTTTAAATGTGCAGGTTTTGGTATGACTCGTGGCACAGCTAGTACAGAAGCAGATGAAGTTGCTAAAACTGTAGAACTGTATAGTCGGTATGAAGACTTACCATTAGTGAATACAGGTTGCGATAGCTATGCGTCATGGCATCCTAAGTTTAAACACCTTAGTCCAACATTAGATACTAGTGAAGTAGTTGATAAACTATTAGAACTAGTACCAGGTGGCGATTGGCTATTACCCAATGGCAACGATGTACATTTAGTAATCACAGGCGGTGAGCCGTTATTAGGATGGCAACGTGCTTATGAAGAACTATTAGACAATCCTAAGATGCAGAGTTTGCAAAACATTACATTTGAAACCAATGGTACTCAAGAGTTACATGAAGAGTTTGCTGATTACCTAACGTTTTGGGCATTCAATCGAGTAGATGGCGGTCGTAGACCAGACATTACATTTAGTGTTAGTGCTAAACTAAGTGCTAGTGGCGAAAGTTGGGCTGATGCTATTAAACCAGAGATTGTAGCTAGTTATGAACAGTTCGGCACAACCTATTTGAAATTTGTAGTTGAAAATCCTAAAGATTTCGATGAAGTAGATCGTGCTGTGCAAGCCTACAGAGATGCAGGTTTTACAGGGGTAGTTTACATTATGCCCGTTGGTGGTGTCGTTAGTGTGTACAACGGCAATAAGTTTAACGTAGCAGACGAAGCAATGCTACGTGGTTATTATTATAGCCCAAGATTACATGTTGATCTTTGGGGTAACAGTTGGGGGAAATAGTATGTGGAATAAAATTAAAAATGTATTAACAAATATAGCACAGCCCGAAACAGGCAAAGTTGCTCCTATAACCGAAGGCAAGAAGCGCACACAGGTTAAAACACCTAAGGTTGCTAGTACAGATCCGGCAGCTGTTAAACCTAAAAAGCCACGTGCTAGTAAAAAGAAAGTAGTAGAAGACCCTGATAAGAAACTTGCTACTAAAAATGGTGAACCTTGGGTAAAGATATTAAGTATGGATTTAGATCCCGATGATCCAGGTAATGGTGCATTTGAATTAGATTGGAATGATAAATTTGTAGCCAACTTAATACGTGCAGGCTATCAAGGTCGAACAGATGCTGATATTGTAGACAATTGGTTCAAAGCAATATGTCGCAATGTAATCACAGAATCATATGAACAAGATCAAGCCGATCCATCAAAACGTAATGAACGTAGACGTGATCTAGGTAATGGTAGAACGGAAGTAAGTTGATAGTATATGTAAACGGCGATAGCCACAGTGCAGGTGCAGAAGCAGCAAATGCATTCTGTTTTTTATCCGACGATCCGGCTATGGCCTGGGATCATTATGATCGCACACAGACTGCGGCTGGCAGGGTTCCTCACCCCGATAATGTCAAAGTTAGTTATGGGCAAAGAATAGCAGATTATTACAATTCTACACTGGACTGCAATGCAGAAAGTGGCAGTAGTAACCAACGTATCCTACGAACTACCTATGATTATTTAAATAACAACACCCCTGAGTTAGTAATAATTGGATGGGCTACTTGGGAAAGAGAAGAATTTTTTATCGATGGCTACTGGCACCAATTTAGTGCAAACATGAATACTGACGATTTATCCAACGATGCAGTGAAATTCTATAAAAATTGGGTATTAGATAGACACAGTGTACAGCAGTACTGCGATAAAGCCCAGAAAGCTATATGGGATTTACATCAACTGTTGATGAGTAAACATATACCACATTTATTCTTTAATACCTTTAGTGGCCTAACTACTTCTACTTTATTAGATTGGGATAATTGTTATTACCGACCATATGAACATTCTGGTTCATTTTTTAATTTATTAAAAGCTCGAGGTTATAACACAGTTACTCCGACTAGCTACCATTACGGCGCAGATGCACACCAAGAATGGGCCAATTTTCTCTTGACAAAACTACCGAATGAAAGTATAATAACTAAATGAGATATCTATTAGTAGACGCTGCAAATACATTTTTCCGTGCCCGACACAGTGCCCATCGTCAAAGTGACACATGGGATAAGTTAGGCTTTGCTATCCACGTTACTTTAGCGTCAGTGAATAAAGCGTGGCGAGATCAACGAGCAGATCATGTAGTATTCTGTTTTGAAGGCCGTAGTTGGCGCAAGGACTTTTATACTCCATATAAAGCTAATCGTGCAGTAGCACGTGCAGCTAAGACTGAATTGGAGCAAGAAGAAGAACAAATGTTCTGGGATGCCTTTGACGCACTTAAAGTGTTTATTACTGAAAGAACTAACTGCACTGTTCTGCGCCATGAGAACTTAGAAGCAGATGATCTTATTGCCGGTTGGATACAAACACACCCAACTGATCATCACACTATTGTATCAAGCGACACGGACTTCTATCAACTGTTAAGTGATAATGTTAATCAATATAACGGTATTGCTGATGAGTTGCATACACTTACTGGCATCTATGATAAGAAAGGTAAACTTGTTATAGACAAGAAAACTAAAGAGCCTAAGAAGATTCCGGATCCCAAGTTCATCTTGTTTGAAAAGTGTATGCGTGGTGATCCTACAGATAATATCTTTAGTGCTTATCCAGGTGTGCGCACTAAAGGCACTAAGAACAAAGTTGGCTTAGAAGAAGCCTACAGCGACAAAGACAAGCAGGGGTATGCTTGGAATAACCTAATGCTACAACGCTGGACTGATCATAACGGTGATGAACATCGTGTGTTAGATGACTATAATCGTAATGTTACTTTAGTAGACCTAGCGGCACAGCCTAAAGAGTATAAACTTATGATAGAAGAAACTATCAAAGCTAATGCAACTGCACTTAATCGTCCTATGGTAGGTGCGCAGTTCTTAAAGTTCTGCGGCAAGTATGACCTAGTTAAACTAAGCGACAATGCCAGCAACATGGCAGAATGGATGTGTGCTAGTTATCCTGCGCAAGCAGTAACATTGTATCATTTAATTAATTAGAAAGTAAATTTTGATAGATAAATCACAGAAGTTTTTAGCGTTAGACTTAGAATTAAACCAACCCAGTGGTAAGATCATTCAGGTTGGTATTGCCATTGGCAGTGCCAATGATAAGTTTGAAAATTACATAACTAAGAAATGGTATATCGATCCAAACGAGCCGATTGATCAATTTATTATCGATTTGACTGGTATTACTGATCACGATATTAGATTAAACTGTGTAAGTCATGCTACAGTTGCACGTGAACTCAGTGACTTAATCAAACAACATAACACTTGGATCAACCCAATCACTTGGGGTGGCGGTGACAGTAGAGAACTGTTAGATGAGTTCTGTAAAAACTATGCAGACTTTCCACACTTCGGTCGTCGTTGGATTGATTGTAAAACGTTCTATACGTTTATGATGTTTGCACGTGGCAAGAATCCTAGTGGCGGGCTTGCTAGTGCTATGGGCACGTTTAAACTACAGTTCAAAGGCACAGCGCACAGAGCAGACATTGATGCAGTTAATACTCTCGCACTATTCTTTAAGTTCTTAGAGCGACAACGTGGGCTTGAAAACTTATTACATGATGCAAAAAGTATTTGACTTTTTGGCTAATCAATGGTATAATATATTATGAAGAAAGGACAGAGGAAACAAAACAAAAAATGAGGATTAGTCAATTAAAAAGGTGGGAAAGAAAATGATAAAAAGTTCAATGTTTTTAGGTGATACTACTAATGTAGATCACGCATATATTAATAACTTAGGTGATATAGTCGGCGGGTCATACCGACCAAAGTTTACCGTAACTGGTAAAGTAGATCCTGTAGAAAAGGTAGTAGTTGATTTTTCTACCGTTAAAAAGTCTCTTAAAGCAGCAATTGATGATACCGAAGATGGATTCGATCATAAGCTATGGTGGATTGAAGGAGAATCTCTAGGAAATATTACATTTACCGGTGCCACTGTATCGATTGTGACTCCAAAAGTTAAAATTTACGGACCAAAGAATATTGTTAAAGTAGTTACCAGTTCAACTAGTTTCAATGACTATTGTTTATCGGCGCTACAGAAAAAGCATCCAACTGTTGATATTGAGTTAGAAACCGTTCTAACTACTAATTTTGATATAATGCCACAACTGAACTCTATGCCACACATGTTTAGATATGTACATGGATTAAAAGAATCTACATCGTGGGGGTGTCAAAATATTGGTCACGGACATTTAAGTTATATCGCAGCCAATACTACAAACACGTTAGCAACTGATTTATTATTAGCAGAAATTGCTCGAGACTTAGATGGCGTAATCTTTGCGTGGGCAGATAACATGCCTACTGAAAATTTAATCGAATATCATTGTGGGCGCGGTCCGATGAGTATGGAATTTGTAGGAGATGTAAAACTAGTCAAACTTACTACAGAAACTACTGTCGAATTCTTAGTAGATTATGTTATAGATAGATACGAACATCAACTAAAACAAGCAGGGGTTACTATCCTGTTCGTTTCAGAGGGATTAAGTAAAGGCGCCTGCAGAGGTATAAATGTCTAAACTAAACGTAACAGTAGACCGCATTGACTGGTGGGAAACTCCTAAGTCACGCAGTACTTTTATTAGAGGCTAATTATGACTACTACTGTCTTTATCTTACTAGCATTATTTGGCATTAAGCACTTTATCGCTGACTTCCTAATGCAATATGACTACATGCTCAGAGAGAAAGGTATATATGGTGCAGAAGGTGGATTGCATCACGCGGCAGTACATGCGGCACTTACTTTATTCATTCTTGTGTTCTTTGCGCACAGTGCTAATGCTATTATTCTTCTTGCTCTAGCAGATGGAGTTATTCATTATCACATTGATTGGGCTAAACAACAACTAAATCGAGGCTTAACCACAGCAGATCACATGTTTTGGGTTTGGATGGGTGCCGATCAAGGCCTGCATTACTTAACATATATAGGAATTATCTATGTCGGGACAGTATAAACGTTTCTGTGAATTTGAAAAAACCTGCGCCAGCGCGGCTAATTGTGATGGACCAACTCTTACATTGTTAGCACGAACTATTGTAAAAAACAAGTGTTGGGTTGTTGAAAGTGATGGTACTAAAGTAGCTACTATACTTGCTAACGATGGTAATAGTGGTGTTACCTTAGTACACGACGGACAAAGAGAACGGTTTGGTAGTTTAAAACTCCTAAGCGACCGTTACAATATTGTCATTGACAAAACTAAGGTAGCCAAGTTAGTTAAAGAATCACATGAGGTATATGGATATCCCTGTGAAAATAAACCACAGAATGCTTTATGGGACGTACAACATAAGTTGCCAGTGTTTACTAAAGGTAGCAAAAGTAAGAGTTTCTTCTGTGCCGGTTATTATATTATACAATTTAATAACGGGTGGGTTAAGAGTTACTGTCCTAAGTTAATTACACTTAATAGATATCCATATCAAGGCCCATTTAACACACAAGAAGAAATGCAAATACAGTTAAGATTAGCAAATGGGGGTCACGATGGAGAATCAACTTAGTCTACACTTAAAGGCGTTTAATAATCGCGTTAAAGTAATGAATCAAACTAACAGCAAAGATCTAACATTATCTGCTGCAGATGTTAGAAATCTACATAACGATATATTCGAACTACTAGCGCAGATTGCGGCCCTAACTGCAATTAAAGAAGCCGAAGAAGCAGAAGCTGTACTTAAAGTTGAAATGGATGGTGGCGGATTCTAGCAATTATATATGTAGTTAATTGGCATAAATAAACATAGTAAGGATACTTTATGTCAAGACCAAAGCCAACAGTACTGTTAGAGCACGTCAACAAAACAAATTACAAGAGTGATCAGATTCTGGATTCAGAAGGCATCTGGGCAGTTTTCTTTGATAACCAACCAATCAATCTAAAAACACAAAATATACTTGTAGCCTACCCTGGTCCAAAGTATAAGAAAGTAAGTTTTAGTAATCCTGGTCACGCAATTAATCTCGCTAAAAAACTCAATGTGCTGTTTAAGTCAGACAAGTTTTCAGTTGTGCTACTTAAAGCAGGCGATACCATCTACCCATAATCATGTCACGTGCCGAATCTTTGCAGTCAATTTGGCAAACAAAGTTCTACGAGTTAACTCCGTACTCAGTAAGTCCTAGTAGTTGGTGGTATAACCCAACTAATCATAACAGTTTGCGTTTGGTCCAAAAGGCCTATTTAGAAGTGCGTAAACACATTAAATTCTACAAGTTTGAACTAAGTCACGATATACGTCCTAAAACGTTTGTACAGCTAGAGCGTTGGTTTAAGGAGCCTTATTACGTGCAGAATCGCAAGACTATACACATTGTCAGTGATCGTGACGCAATGATGCTAAGTCTACACGCAAACAATCTACAACAATATTTAGATAACCAATCACTTTGATTGACTTTTAGCTATATTTGTGTTATACTTGCTGTGTAATAAATAAAATTTAAGGAGTAACACATGAAGAAGCTATTACTAGCAACACTGTTATTATCACTTAGCACTACTGCAGCCGCAGATGGCTATTACAACCGACACTATCGGGGCAACGGTAATGACGTATTACTTCCATTAATTGTTGGCGGCACCTTGGGTTATATTATTGCACAACCGCGTACCATAGTACAACCACAGTATGTACCGCTACCAAGTTATGTTCCAGCTAACAACGAACCAATCTACCAATATCAGAACATTTATGATGGTAATTGTGCTTGTTATCATCGAGTTTTAGTTCAAATCAACTAAGAAAGGACCTATATGCGGTATCTTATTGCAATGGCAGTAGTAGTTGCAGTTCTCAGTGGTTGTGCAAAATTTAATACGTGTTTTTAACTGTCGACACGCCTCCTCATATAATAATTCAAATTAACGATTGACTTTTACCTATTAAGAGTGTATAATGGCACTTAGGAGTCAACCATGTCATCATTAGTAAGCAGAGCAAGGGCATTTGCTGCACATGCGCATCGCGCAATCGATCATAAAAGAAAATACACAGGTGAAGACTACATTGTTCACCCTGCCGAAGTTGCGGCTATTGTTGCCACTGTTCCTCACACAGACGAAATGCTCGCGGCCGCTTGGTTGCATGACACAGTAGAAGATACTGGTGTTACTATCGAAACGATCCGTGCAGAGTTTGGCCCAATTGTGGCAATGTACGTAGCAGACTTGACCGATGTTAGTGCCGCTGCCGACGGCAACAGAGCAGTGCGCAAGGCAATTGATTTAGCACATACTGCCAAGGCCTGTGCCGATGCTAAAACAATTAAACTTGCCGACTTGCTATCAAACACTGCTAGTATTGTTGAGCATGATCCAGGCTTTGCCCGTGTGTACCTTAAAGAAAAATCAGCTATGCTTGCTGTGATGACAGATGGTGATGCAACATTGTTGGCCCGTGCTAAAGCCACACTATCAGCAGGACTTGCTAGATTAGATGGCAAATAACGGTTGACATTTTGGTAAAATGACTGTATAATGTTACACATACACTAACAACACAGGAGCAATAAATGGCTTATATTAGCGCACAAGATGTTAAGGCAATACGTGATGAACTTAAAGCAACTTTTCCTAAATTCAAGTTTGGTGTACGTAAAGGTTATGCGGGTAGTTCAGTTGACGTAACTATTAAACAAGGCCCAGTTGACTTTGCTGAAGTGTTTGACGATGGTCATTTGCCTACTAAACGTAAATATGTTCAAATCAACGAATACCATTTAGACTTCTACGGCAAGTACGAAGCGTTCTTTGAACAAGTATTAGAAATTATCAAGTGTGCTCCGGCTCGTGCTGGTGGTCGTGCTTGGTTTGATAAAAGTGATTCGCAAATAGATTATTTCCATATTGCCTATTACATTCATTTAAACGTAGGTGAGTGGGATGAGCCATATACCTGCACAAAAGAAAAGGAGTTTGCATAATGAGTAAAAATTTACAACGTATTTTAATTTCAATAATGTTAATCATCGGTTATGTAACATTAGGATTACTTGGTGAGAATGGTTCGATGCTACATGAACTATTGGGTAACTTTGCTGTCGGTTGGGTAGTTTGGGAAATTGCCACAGGTATTGTTGGTGATTAATCAGCACTTGACAAAACAAGAATTTGGTAGTATAATCTGTTTTGTTACATTTAATAATTAATTAGGAGCTACACATGGCGGCAATGACTGAAAATAGAACTGTTACAGCAACAGAAGCAAAGGCGGCAATTTTACGTTGCTTTACAAAACAACGCCCATTATTTTTATGGGGTCCTCCAGGTATTGGTAAAAGTGAATTAGTAGAAGGTATTACTAAGGACATGGGCGGGTTGATGATTGACTTGCGCTTGGCACAAATGGACCCGACGGACATACGTGGTATTCCTTACTTTAACAAAGACTTGGGCGTGATGGATTGGGCTCCGCCAATTGATTTGCCCACAGAAGAAATGGCTGCACAATATCCGATTGTGGT